GGTGGCCAGCGGTCGACGAGCGTCAGCTCGTCAGCCGCGGTTTTGACGCCGCAAAGTAGTCCTGCATCCTGCAGGACTGCCAGGTGGAGAGTTACCAGGCTTTTCAAGGTTCCCCTTTCGAGGTGTTCCTTCCAGCCGGTAACCTACTGACCGGATCGCCGCCAGGACATCGCCACTGCGAAGGCGCTGATGCTCACGAGCATCAGCATCACCACAGCAAGAATGGCGAGGGCCTCGACGGCGCTCAACGCTCTCCTGCAAGAACGCGCTTCAGAAGCGCTTTCGTGCTTGCTCCAAGAGCAGTCGTGAGACTGTCATAGAGCGCCTCAACGTCCGCCGACGTATACCCGACAGGGCATGCGCCGGAGACGCTGATCGACACAGGCTTGATTGACTTGACGTCCGTAAGGGGGTCAGTCACTACGCTGCGTCGAACGAGCGAAACCGAGCTACGAAGTGTGCCGTCCTTGTCCACCTTTTGGGTGACAAAAAGGTCGACACCGTTGGCTCGGTCCGAATAAACGTTCGTTTCCGAACGTTCCTCGAGGCGGGGCAGAGTGCTGGCGTTACCAGAGATGGTAACGGTCTGAGGGTCGGTAAGCACCGGTTCTCCTTGTGTTTGGTGTGGGTGGTGGTTGTTGTTGGTGTTAGCGCTTGACCTTAGTAAGGCCGAGCGCAGCCAGTATCGCCAGTTGCCCCGCGGATAGCAGGGTCAGGGGATCTGGGGTGAATCCGAAAGGGTTTGCCTTGATTCTCTGACGACGTCGAGCCTTAGTCTGGGTAAACCAGGTTGAGGGTCCCGAGTATCGATAGTCCGCAGATTGACCGCGGACGTTAGAGAAGATGGCCGTCGTTGTAAGACGTTCATCACGCATACCATATGCGTACAAGGACAGGATGCGGTTGGACGTGGCGGAATTCCACGCGTCTAACTGGCCTCCGATGTCGAAGAACCAATCCACCAACCATGACCATGGTGCCAGCTGCCAAAGGTCCATCGGAGTCAGGTCCCACCGCATGAGCTCATTGAGCTTAGCGATATAGGAGCTGTAATCCTTCTGGCCTTCCGGCAGGCGGATAAACTCGGCCTCGAATGAGTAATCAATCTCGTGGCGCTGGGAAACCCAGACGCTATAGAGAAGACCACCTATCGTAACCGAGCTACCCGTCCCAGTCGTCTCAAAAGTAGTGCTGTTTTCATGCAGCACCTGAGACGCTGTGGAAGTCGAGCCCGAGAGGGTCTCGTCTTTTTCTGGCTTGAACCTTCGTCTGTGTGTCTCGAGATTGTCGCCAGAAATGGCGGCAGTTGCGGTGGCGAGAGCCGTCGCAATCGATCGAACATCGCTCAGCAAGGGAATCCACCCAAACTGTGCGTTCAGATAATCCGAGCCAGCATCACGAGCACGACGAGTCTGCCTTTGCAAGGTAGACTTGAAGTCTCGCTTCGACCCCGTCTTCAACAAGAGCGGGATCAAAGCCGGAAGCCCCTCACGGAGCTCACCGATGATGCTGGACATCGAGATCTGATCAGACGTAGGCGCCGTACGCCCATA